CTAACCGCAAAGCGGGTTACGCCCAAAATGCTTGATGCCGAAATCGCGGGCTGTGAGTTCCATGTTTTCCCCGGCTCGTGCCTTACCGTCTGCGCCCTCACGTTGCGCAATGGCTTCACTGTCACGGGTGAAAGCGCGTGCGCCTCGCCGGAAAATTTCGATGCCGAAATTGGGCAATCAATATCTCGCCGCAATGCCCGTGAAAGGATTTGGCCTTTGCTTGGGTTCCGGTTGCGGGATGAGTTGACGGGTGGGCGCTGATCCCCCTCGCCTTGAGGATTTCTTTTATGAGCGGGGTGATCGCAATGGATAAATAAGCCGGGCCCCTCGGGGCCCGCTCGATTTAGTAATGTGCACGGATGCGCCAAGAGCGCTTTTAAGGGCCGGTTTTCATCGGCACCGGGCCGGGCTGTCGGCGGGCTTTGATCCCGTCGCCCCGGCCTTTTCAATTATTCCCAAGAGGGGCAAGCCATGACCGATCATGTCGGCGGTGCTGAGCCGCTTTTGAATAGGGCGCAGATTGCGCAAATTTTCAACGTATCCGAAAACACGATTGATAAATGGCGATCCAAGGGGATGCCGGTTGATACTGAGGGCGGCAACGGTGTCGCCTACGGCTTTCTGTTTTCCGATTGCAAGGCGTGGTTCGATGAAACGCAAGCGCGCGCCGCCAATGAAAAGCGCGCGGCTGATGATTTCGTTGCGCAACAGCGCATGGCGTTTCTTGGCATTGATAAAAAAGACCAAAAGGCCGGGTTGAGCCCGGCGCAGATGCGCGAGCTGGCGCAGGCTGAGCTTGTTTGGATGCAAGCCGCTGAGCGCCGCCGCTCATTGGTGCAGGTTGATGAGATGGTTGAGTTGCTTGATCTCGTTTTCTCTGAGGTCAGGGCCGGGCTTGATGGTCAACCCGACTGGCTTGAGCGTGAGTTTTCGCTCACCGGCGCGGATGTTGAGCGCGTGGTTGCTTACAATGATGAGGTTTTGCTGTCGATCAAGACCGCGATAGAGGCGGCGGCAATTGGCGAGCGGCCTGATGTGCTTGATCCGCTTGATCGGGGGTTGATCTAATGGTTACGCTGCCAAATCGCCGCGCCGGGGAAATCCCTGAGCTGCCGCCGATGCCGCCCTATGCAAGCGCGCCATCGGTGCTTGAGCAAGCCCTGCCCTCTCTGAGCCCTGCAACCCGGATGGGTGTTGTTGATGCCGCTGAGGCTTACATGAAGGTAAACGCCAACGGGCGTTGGGCAAGCTTTGATCGCGGCGTCACGCCTTACATGATTGAGCCTGCCGAAATGACCATTTCCCGGCGCTATCGCGAGGTGATCTTTGCAGGCCCGGCGCGGGCTGGCAAAACCGTCATGCTGATGTCAACGGTGAGCCATCTGGTGATTTGTGACCCGGGTGTTTGCCAGATTGTGCATATGACTGAGGCCACGGCTGAGGCATGGGTTGATCAAGAGTTGATGCCGATGATTGAAAACAGCCCTGAGCTTGCCAAGCGGCAGGGCCGGGGCCGCTCGGATCGCAATATCCTGAGTAAGAAATTTATCGGCGGCGCAAAGGTCGCCATCGGCCCGCCAACCAAGGCATTTCTGAGCGGCAAGACAACGCGCACCGTGCTTTTCACCGATCTTGATCGGATGGCGCTTAATATCGGCAAAGAGGGCTCGCCCTTTGCGATGGGGGCCAAACGCACGGAAACGCTCGGATCACGCGGCATGACTGTGGCTGAGGCATCGCCCGGCCATGTGATCACCAACCCGGAATGGAAGCCATCAACGCCGCATGAGGCCCCGCCCTGCGCGGGCATCCTGGACCTATACAACGGCGGCACGCGCGCGCGTTGGCATTGGAATTGCCCAAGCTGCGGTGAAGCTTTTGAGCCGCGCTTTGATCGGCTGAGCTATGACAAGAGCCTGAGCCCGGCGGATGCCGGGGCATCGGCGGTGATGATCTGCCCGCATAATGGGTGCGTGATTGAGCATCGCGACAAGGTTAACCTCAACCGCGCCGGATATTGGTTGCATGAGGCCGCTGAGGGTGGGCTTGCCCGCATTGAAAGCGGCGATGTTCTGAAATCGGATCGCGTGAGCTATTGGTTGAACGGCGCGGCGGCGGCTTTTGCCTCTTGGGCGCGTTTGGTTGGGAAGTATGAAACGGCGCTTTTGACACTCAAGGCGGGCGGTGATGAAAGCCCGCTGCAAGTCACAATCAACACCGATCAGGGATTGCCGTATCTGCCCCGCGCGATGAGCGATGAGGGCGCGCTGAGCCTTGAGGATTTGCGCGCGAGCTGCAAGCCTTACGCGCAGGGCATCGCGCCGGAATGGGCGCGCTTTGTGATCGTGTCGGTTGACGTGCAAGGCAACCGCTTTGACGTGCAAGTGACCGCTTACGGGGTTGATGGGCGCAGGGCGATCATTGACCGCTTTGATCTGCACACGCCGCCTGAGGGTGCGCCGCACGCTGCCGATCGAATGCTTGATCCGGCCACATATCTTGAGGATTGGGCGGTTTTGCTGCCGTTGATGGATGCGGTTTATCCAGTCAAGGGCGCGCGCTATGGCCTGCGCCCTCTGGCGCTTGGGTGTGACTTTCACGGCAAGCCCGGCGTTTCCGACAATGCAACAAAGTTCTGGCAGGCCCGCCGCAAGGACGGCGAGGCTTCCAAGTGGTTCATGATCCGGGGGCACGGCGGTTTCAAGGTTGAGGGTCGGCAATGGTATCGCGCGCCAACCCGCGCGAGCGATGGCAAGCAAGCCCGAGACATCAAGCTTTTGAATATCGCAACCGACAAGCACAAAGACACAACCTTTGCATCGCTTGGCCGGGCCGATGGCGGGCCCGGCTCGCTGATCCTTGGCGAATGGATGCCAGATGATCGGATCAAAGAGTTCACCGCTGAAAAGCGTGGCGATAAGGGTTGGGTTAAGCGCCCCAACATGCCCCGAAATGAAAGCATTGACTTGAGCGGATACGCGCAAGCGGTTGCTGAGCATAAGGGCCTTTTAAAGCTGGACCCGGTAAGCCCTAAGCCTTGGGCTCTTGGCGGTCTGGAAAATCCCAACGCGGTTGAGCTGATCGGGGGCGTTGCCCCGGATGCCTTGCCCGCCGCCGCGCAGGCCCGCAAGCCTATCCGGCGCATGTCCTATTTGGAGTGATCGCAAATGGCGTCCTATACCTCGCAAGACCTTGCGAACATCAATCAGCTCATCAGCGGCGGGCTGTCGCAAGCCATGATCGCCGGGGAAATGGTGCAATATCGCACCTTGCCGGAATTGCTCAAGATCAAGCGGCTGATTGAGGCCGATCTTGCCGCAAGTGCGGCGCGCCCGGCCTTCCCGGTGCGCTATCCCAACACTGATCGCGGGGTTTGATCCAATGAAGCACTTTGGCAATGCCTCAATGCTGGATCGCGCAATTCTCGCGATTTCACCGATCAAGGGCCTCTCGCGCATCCAAGCCAAGGCCAAAGCAAGCATTTTGATGAATTATGACGCGGGCGGCATGGGGCGGCGCGTCAAGGGGATCAGGGGACCGGCAACGGATGCCGATGCCGCCTCGCTTGGCTCGCGGCGCGTGCTGCGCCAACGCTCGCGCGATCTGATCCGCAACGCACCCTTTGCCAAGCGCGCGCAATCTGTGGTCACAAATAACGTGGTTGGCGCGGGCATTGCACCATCCATCACCGCCACCAACAAGAAAGCCGCCACGGATGCGGCGGCGGTGATCCTGCCTTTTATGCAGTCAACCGAAATTGACGCGCACCGGGCGATGAATTTTGCCACCATGCAAAGCGTAGTGAGCAACAGCCTCTTTGAAAGCGGCGAGGTTCTGGCCTTGCGCCGCACGCGCGATGATCAGAGCGCAGCCCTGCCCCTCTCGGTGGAAATTCTAGAAATTGATCACCTTGACAGCACCGTGCAAACCCACGGGCAAAATGAGGTGATTGACGGGATTGAATATGACGGCAGCGGCATCGCTGTTGCCTATCACATCTTTGAGCAACACCCCGGCGCGGCGGTGCGCCGCCTGTCGCTGAAAAGCACGCGGGTTCCGGCCTCGGATGTCCTGCATATCCGCCGGATTGACCGGCCCGGCCAAATGCGCGGCGTGCCTTGGCTTGCGCCGGTGATGGTGACGTTGAGTGAGATGCGCGATTACCAAGAGGCGCAAATCCTCAAGCAAAAAATCAGCGCCCTTTTGGCGGGTGTTGTTGAAACCGGGGATGAGGGTATCCCTGAGGGTGCGAGCGGGCTTGATGCGCTTGCGCCGGGGGCCTTTGTTTATACTGAGGCCGGGCAAAAGGTGACATTCACCACGCCGCCCAAGGTCGATGATTACAACATTGTCATGCGCCTTGGGCTTTGGGCTGTGGCAATGGGCATCGGCATCACCGGGGAAAGCCTCAGCGGCGATCTCAGTAACGTCAATTTCTCATCCATGCGCGCCGGGCGGCTTGAAATGGATAAGAATGTTGAGACTTGGCAAGAGCAAATATTGATCTCGCAATTCTGCGCGGGTGTCGGGCGGTGGGCGATGGATGCTTACCGCCTCAAGAGCGGCAAGTCGCTGAGCCCGCTGCAAATGGGTTGGACGGCGCAACGCCGGGCGTTGATTGATCCAACCAAGGAAATCCCGGCGATCATCAAAAAGATTGAGGCCGGGCTTACAAGTTTGTCGCGCGAACAACGCGCGATGGGGTTGGATCCTGATACCATCGCGCGCGAGCGCCTTGAGGATGCCGCCCGGCACCCCGCCCCGCCGGTTGATGCGGGCGCGGTTCCTGAAAATGAGAAAGGAAAACGCTCATGAGCGATCTGATCCATGGCGGCGAAATCCGGCTTTTCGGCACGGTTGTCAAAGACGAATATATTTGGCCTGAGGATACGGGCTTTTTCTCTGCCCGGATGGTGTCGGATGCCCTTGCCCGGATGCAGGGCGATGTTGTCTTGATTGTCAATTCCGATGGCGGGAACCCATGCGAGGGTGAGGCGATCCGCGCGGCTCTTGAGGCGCACCCCGGAAAGGTCACGGTAAAGGTGACAGGCTCGGCGCACAGCGCCGCCTCGCTGATGATCATGAGTGCCGATCACATTGAGATGTCGGCAGGCTCGCTGATGTTGATCCATGATCCCTCAACCTACGTAATCGGCACCCCGGCGGCGCTCGCCGCGTCTGCCGCTGCGCTTGACGTGACGGCGGGTGCCTATGCGGCAGTTTACGCCGCCCGCGCCGGGATCACGCCCGATGCGGCCCGCGAGATCATGCGGGCTGAAACCATGTTCACCGCGCAGGCGGCGGTTGAGGCGGGCTTTGCTGATGCGGTGACTGCCGCGCCGGTGAAGGTGGTGAGCGATCCGGCCATGAGCCGCGCCGCCGCGCTTGATGCGGCGAGTGCCGCAATAGGCCGCGCCCAAGAGGCGAAAATGAAATTCGTGGCCGCTCAGGCGGGCTCCGATGGTGGCGCAAGCCAAACAACCGGCCAAGAGGCCAATGAACCAAAGCAAGAGGTTGACACTATGTCGAAAGATAACATCATCGCGCCCGCCGCCCCCGTCGCCGCTGTTGTGCCCGCCGCTGCGCCTGCGCCGGTCATGAGCGCCGCTGATGCGGTTGCTGCTGACCGCTCGCGCGTCCAATCGATCCGCGCCGCCGCCGCGCCCTTCATGGCGCATGTTGGTCAAGCTGAGGTTGACCGCATGATTGACGACGGCACAACGCTTGATGAGGCAAACCGCGTGATCATGAGTGCCGCCGCCGCCGGGCAACCGCGCACGCATCGGGTTGAAATCCTGCGCGATGAGCGTGACACAAAGCGCGTTGGCATGACTGAGGCCGCTGTTGCTCAGATGCTTGGCCGCACGCCTGCCGATGATCGCGCCCGCCCCTATATGGAAATGGGCTTTGTGGAAATGGCCGCTGATCTGACGGGGGCCGCTCGCCCGCGCAGCACTGGGGCCAAGGCTGATGTGATGATGCTCGCCGGGCATTCCACCTCGGATTTCCCGCTGATCCTGTCCAGCGCGTTCAACACTGTGATCGAAAGTGCCTATGATCTTGTTGATCCGACCTTTGACGCATTCTCGCGTGAAATGGTGTTCAACGATTTCCGCGCGCATGACATCGTGCGCCCCGACAACTTCCCAACGCTGAAAAAGATTGGCGAAAACGGCGAGATCAAGTTTGGCACCTTCGGTGAAGGTAAGGAAAGCCTCGCCCTGGCATCTTACGCAACCGGCATCGCGGTTTCGCGTCAACTGATGGTCAATGACGCAATGGGCGCAATTGCTGAGGTTCTGCTGAACGCCGCCGGGATCGTTCCCGAGTTTGAGGAAGAAACCTTTTGGGCGATGCTCCTGAGCAACCCGGTTCTCACCGATACGAAAGCGCTTTTCCATGCCGATCACGGGAACGTCGGCGCGAGTGGCGCGATCACAACCGTCACCGTTGCGGCTGGCCGGTTGGCGATGCGCTCGCACAAGCAAGCTGGTGGGCGGTCGATCAAGGCCAATGGCCCCTCGGTGCTGATCGTCGGGCCTGAGCGCGAAACTGAGGCTGAGCAATTCCTTGCGCCGGTGCTGGCCGCTGAGCAACTAAACATCAACCCGCTCGCCAAAAGCCTGCGCTTGGTGGTGTCTGAGGAAATCACCGATGGCAAATGGTTCTTGGCTGTCGATAAGTCCAAGAAAACGCACTCGTTCAAGCACGGCTATCTTGACGGATACCGCGCCCCCCGCGTGCGGGTTGATGATCCGTTTGGTTCGCAGGGCACGCGCATGACCATTGAGCATGACTTTGCCTGCGGCGCTGTCGGCTATATGGGCGCTTACAAGCGCGGCTAAGCCTTACGGCCCCGGCCTGATGTGATGAGGGGCACCCTGAGGGGTACCCTTTGTTGTGAGAAGCCTTTGAAAACCTCAAGCCCTGAAAGGGAAATTGATGAAAAACTATCTGCAAAACGGTGCCATGCTCACCGTTATCGCCGCCGCTGCCGTATCCTCTGGCGCGGGTGTCTTGGTCGGTTCGATGTTCGGCGTTGCTGCCGGTGATGCCGGAATTGGCGATGATGTGACGATTGCCCGCGAGGGTGTCTTTATCCTCAACAAGCTGAGCGCGCAGGCTTGGACCGTTGGCGCGAAAGTCTATTGGGACAACACCGCCGGGCAATGCACAACGGTTGCCTCCACCAATACGCTGATCGGCTATGCCGCGCAGGCGGCGGCTGATCCCTCTGCGACCGGCGTTGTCGTCCTGATCTGATGCAGGGCCCCTTTCGCGGTGTCGCCGCCTCTCTCGCGCGGGCGTTTGGCGGCACCGTCACCCTGCACCCCGGCGCACCGCAAGCCCGCGATATTCAGGCGGTGTTCCGGCAGGTGCCGCGCCGGGTTGACGGGCACAACGGGGTTGAGATTGAAACGCTGATCCCGGTGCTGCGCGCGCCGCGCCATGAGCTTGCCGATCTCAGCGAGGGCGATCTTGTTGATCCCAAGGATGGTCAAATTTACAAGTTCCTATTCCATGAGGAAAGCGCAAGCCCGGCCTCTGATGCGCTGGTCACGGCGCAACTTGAGGTGGTCCCATGAGTGCAACCCTGATCGCAAAGGAAATCCGGCACCGATTTAAGGCCGCTCTCACCGGCGCGGGGATCACGGTTGATCCCGGCAGCGGTGCGGTGCCGGTTGCGGTATTGAATACGCCGCCCGCCGGTTGGGTGGTGCCTGATGAGAAAATGCCCGCGCTCTATGTGTTCACCGGCGGCGAGGTTCTGGATCATGAGGATTTGAGCGAGATCACGCGGCAGCTCTCGCTTGATGTGGTGTTGATGGCGCGCGGCGGCGCTGATCCGATGGATCAACTGGATGATATGCAGCTTGCCGTTGAGCAAACCATGATCGGCGCGGGCGGCTTCGGCCTCGCCCGTTCCAATCGGCTGATGTCGGTTGAGGTCGCCCAAAATCAGGGCGCACTCATTATCGGTGTGAGGCTGATGAAATTCACGATCACCTTTGGCGCAACGCCGGATGATCCGTCACTTTAAATCCTGAAAATATTGGAGTTCGGCAATGCCCGTAACAAGCGCCACGACCGGCATGAAGGCAACCTTTTCCATTGGCGATGGCGTCGATGGTGGGTCTGTCACCTATACCAAGGTTGGTTTTGAGGTCACGTCAATCACCTCGCCCGGCATCACGCGTGAGGCGATTGATGCCACGCACCTTGAAAGCCCCGATGATTTCCGCGAGTTTATCGCGGGCTTGCTGGATACTGATCCGGCAACCATCGCTTTCAACTATAACGCATCGGAAACGGATGCCCTTTATGGGGCGATGATCGCGGGCAAGGGCGATTTCCGCATCACGTATCCCAACGGCGTCATGCTTGATTTCTCGGGCATCGCGCAAAGCTGGAAGCCGGGCGATCCGTCCACAACCACAATGGCCGGTGAGTTCTCGGTGAAACCATCCGGCAAGCCGACATTGACTGCCGCCGCCCCTTAATCGCGGGCCTGTCTCACCTTATTTCTGCATTATGACCTTGAAAGGCAAGCCTCATGGCAAACAAAGTGCGCGGTCAAATCGCTGCCCCATTTGAGGGGGGCAAGATCAATCTGATGTTGTCCACCAACGCGATTTGTGAGCTTGAGGATGCCGCAAATCGCCCGATCACTGACCTCTTGGAAGATTTGAACGACACAACGCGCCCCCGGATGAAAATCGTGCGCCTGTTGTTTTGGGCAATGATGTTGGATGAGCGGCCTGAGGCCACGATTGCCGATGCCGGGCGGTTGATTGATGAGGTGCGCGGCGATCATGACAGGATCATGATGGATGCGATCCTTGCCGCCTTTCCAGATGCCAAAGAGGATGGTGAGCCGGGAAAGTAAATGACGGGCAGGCGGAATGGGATTGGCTTGAGCTGCATCGTGTCTATGTTTCGCACGGCTTAGAGCCTGAGGGATTTTGGCGGATCACGCCCCGTGAGATGGTTGCGCGCCTTGAGGGTGCGCGCCGCCGCCTGTCCGTTGAGCAAGATGGCCGGGCGTGGCACGCTTGGCATGTTGCTGCCCTCTCTCGCCAGCAAAAGCTTCCTGAGTTGGATGCCATGTTCACAAAACAACAAAAGCGGGGCCCGCAAACGGCTGAGCAACAGGAGATCAGCCTTGATCAATTGTTTCTCGCGTGGGGGGGCGATCCCGCCCAGCTCGCTCAAGTGCGCGCACAAAGGGGGAAAGTCTGATGGCGGCTCAGAATATCGGAAACCTCAAAGTTTCCATTGGCGCAGATACAAAGGACCTTGCGCGCGGCATTGGCCGCGCCAAGGCGCTCATGAACGGGCTTGCGCGCGGCGCAAAGGTCGCGGGCATTGCGGCGGGGGCCTCATTTGCCGCCGCCTCGGCGGGCATGATCGCCATGACAAAGGGCGGATTGCAGGCGGTTGATGCTCAGGCCAAAATGGCCCGCTCAATTGATGGTTCCATTGATGGCCTACGCGCGCTGCAAATCGCGGGCTCTGATGCGGGTGCATCGGTTGGCGATATGAACGGCGCGGTGCAGATGATGGGCAAGCGGCTCGCTGAGGCCGCGCGCGAGGGTACGGGCCCGGCGTCGGATGCCCTCAAGGCGCTTGGGCTTGATGCCCGCACGCTGATGGAAATGGACGTTGACGCCCGCTTTGGCGCAATTGCTGATCGGATCAATGATATGGGCTTGAGCGCGCAGGATGCGTCCGGGCTGATGCGTGATTTTGGCGTGCGCTCAAATGAGGTTTCGCTCGCCTTGCTGCAAGGGTCGGGCGCGATCCGTGCGGCGCGTGAGGAGGTGCAGAAATTTGGCCTGAGCATGTCGGATGAAATGGCGTCAAAGGTTGAGGTGGCCAATGACGCCCTGAGCCGGGTTGGCTTTGTTTTTGAGGGGATGCGCAATCAGCTTGCGGTTGGCCTCGCGCCTGCGCTGCAAGTCTTGGCGGTGCAGTTTCAAGATGCGAGCGTTGCGGGCGGGCCGCTGCAAAGCTCAATCACAATGCTTGTGAGTGCCTTTTCCGATCTCGCAACGGCGGTTCTCGATCCGGCGTTTATTGAGGCGGCAACGCTCTTTGGCACAACTTTGGTTGGCGCAATTGCGAACGCGGCAAGCATCATGGTCACGCTGTCGGATAACGCGGGCATCGCGGGCACCGCAATGATCGCGCTTGGCGCGGCGATGGCGTTCTTTGGTGGCCCGATTGGGCTTGCCATTGCGGCGGTTGCGGGCGGTATTTTCCTGCTGTCAACCCGGTTTGGAGAAAGTCAAACCGCCGCTGAATTGGCGGATCAGGCGTATGATGATTTGCAGGCGGCGCTCGCTGCGGTTGATCGCAGCAATGCGGCGTCGGTCGCATCCGGCGAGCAACTGATTGCCACACATATTGATCAGGGGCGTGCGGCACTTGAGGCGGCAAAGGGCGAGCTTGCGCTTGCGCGCGCCAAGCAACAGGCGGGCAGCGCGCTCTTGGATCAAAACCCGCTCACCGCCGGGGGAAATTCGGGATACGCTGAGGCGATGGCGGAAAACACCGCCGCCGCTGAGGCGCAGCTTGACGCGGCTGAGGCGCAGCTCACGCGCTATCAAAAAACCCTTGAGGGGTTTAAGCGCAGTCAATTTCCTAGCCGTGGCGCGCGCTCGCCCGGTGATGCACCGCCCGCATCAACGGGCGGCGCGCCGGGCTCATCGCCCGGCACCGCGCCGGGCAGTGTTGCCGGGCTCACCGATGAGTTGGGCAAGCTGGTCACGGCGATTGACCCGGCCAAAGCCCGCCTTGAGCAAATGGCGGCGGCTCAGGATGTTCTCAAGCGCGCGCTTGATGCCGGTGTGATCACGCAAGAGGAATATAATCAGCGGCTCTCGCAGGTTAACGAAAAATTCAAGGAAATCCCGGCATCTGCGGGCGCTGCCGCCGCCGGGGTGCGCGCCATCGGCAAAGAGGTCAAAAAGACAAAAGACGAAACTGAGCTTTTTGATAAGGGATGGGAAACGGCATTTACCAACCTCGTTAATAATATCGGTGAGGGCAAGGGGGCGCTCAAGTCTTTCGCCGCTGAGGTTCTGAAAATGCTGGCGATGAAAGGCATTAAAAACCTGATCGGCGGCTTGCCCTTTTTTGGCGGCATGTCGATTGGCGCAAACGCGCTCGGCACTGACAATTGGCGTGGCGGTTTGTCTTGGGTCGGTGAGCGCGGGCCTGAGCTGGTCAACCTGCCGATGGGCGCGCAAGTGATCCCAAATAGTAAATTGGGCGGGCCTGCGTCCGGTGGATCCGGCCCCTCTGAAATTCATGTGATCGGCGGCGATTTGATGTTGTCTGACAACGGCACCATCATGGCAAAGGTGCAGGTCATGAACCAGCGCAGCATTTCACAATCGGTGAGCGCAACGCAAAAGACGTTCCGAAACAGTAAATCAGGATGGGCCCCATAATGAAGGTATTCGCATGGCCCCCTTTCCAGCTCACCGGCTGGGAATTGGCTGAGGTTTATCCGCAATCTCGCTCTGTTGGGCTCATTGAGGGGCGTCCTCGCACCTCATCAGCTCAGCGCGGGCGGCGCGTGGCAACCGCTCATGTCACGGGCATTGGCACCGATGCGGCGGGCGCAGGGTTTGTGCGGATGCTCAACCGCCAATGGGCGGGGCAATCCAAGTTGGTGCGCGTTGAGTGTCATTCTGCGCTTTGGCATATGTATCGCGGTCGCAATGATTTGCGCGGCAATGTCCTAAGCTGGACCGATAGCGGGGTTGATTTGCTTTGGAGTGCCGGCGGTGCCCCGATTATTTGGGGCGATGGTGACTTTGCACTTTCCGGCGCCCCGGCAACGGATGGTGGGTGGCATGGTCTCGCGCTCACCGGGTTGCCGCCCGGTCAAATCGCTGCCCGCCCCTCTGAGCTGATCAGCATCACGGATGGGGATGCCATTGAAAGCGCCTATGTGCTGACGGTGGCGCGCTCAGATGAGGCGGGGGCGGCAATCATCCGCACCGATAAGCCTGAGGCATTCACGATGAGCGGGCTGGTGAGCCTTGGCCATGCGGAAAACGTGGTTTTTGAGGCGCAGGGCGTGCCGCGCGCGGTGCAGGGCTTGTCCGGCACTTACGGGTTTCAGTGGGATTTCATTGAAGTGTTTGAGGATGAATTTGCGGACGGATGGCAGGAGGTCAACCCGTGGGATTAACGCGCGGCGTATCGGCGGGCCTTATTGCCGATCTTGGTGGGCATTTCTATCCGGTCTTATTGACCTATGCCGATTGGCCCGGTGAGGTGATCCGCATTCATACCGGCAGCGGCGATCTCTCTTGGGGCGGTGCCGTGTGGTTGGGTGCGGGCAAGTTGGTGCAGTTTCAGGCCCCTCAGGAAAGCGGTGGCTTGGCCACCTCTGAGGCATCGGTGCGCGTCGCGGCAACGATTTCCGATATGTTGGCTGAGCGCGGCAAGGTGATCCGAAACAGGGCAATGACCGTCTATTTTGCCACAACGACTGAGCCGGGTGGAAATGTCCTGAAATCTGATCCGGTGGAGCTTTTCACTGGCTATTTCGATAGCCGAAAGGGTTCGCTTTCGCGCTCGGGTGGCGAGCTCGCGCATGATATGGTGTTAGGGCTTGGCGTGGGCCCGTCTGCCCGCGCATCGGCATCAATCACGCATAGTTTTGAGGCGCAGAGCGCATCTTTTCCGGGGGATACGGCGGGGCGTCATGTGCAAAACGCCAATAAGCTGCGGTACAATCCGCAACAGTGGCCGGAGTAGATGAGCGCGCCGCCTTTGCGGCGGCTTTTGAGCATATGCGCGCGCCGTTTAAGTGGGGCTTGCGATCCGACTGCACCGCGGCTTGCACGGCCTTTGCGGCGATCCATGGCATAGACCCATTGGCGCGGTGCGCTGATCACTACAGCACGGCGCTTGGCGCGGCGCGCATCCTGAGGCGCGCGGGCGGTTATCTCGCGTGGTGCCGTGAAACCTTTGATCTGCCGGAAACGCCCGCCCCGCGCGCCGGTGATCTGGTCTTGATTGAAAGTGCTGACGCCCTTGGCGCGGCCTTGGCGGTCTGCATCCGCCCGGGCGAGTTTGCTGCCAAATCTGAGGCCGGGCTTGTGGTTGTAAAAACACTTATTAGAGGGGCGTGGAGATGCCATTTTTAGCACCGATCATTGCGGGCATCACTGCGGCGATCACCTCGGCGGCGTTGGCTATCGGCTTCACTGCCGCGCAAGCCGCCGCCATCGCTTCGGGGATCATCCAAATGGGTGCGTCAATCCTGATCAGCACCGCGCTTGCAGCGGTCTTTGGAAAAAAGCCAACGGCGCAGGATGTCGCGAGCGATTTGGCGCAACCGACAACGGCCCCCTCGTTCCGCTTTGTTTATGGTGAGTGCCGCGCCACGGGCACGCCTGCGGGCACGCCGGTCAAGGGCGAAAGTATTTTTGGCGCTTGGATACTCAACTCAAGGCCCTCTGATATGTCTGGCTTTGCGCTGTTTTTGGATAAGCGCGCGGTTGAATTGACGGGCGATCCGTTTGACCTTGACGGGCCGGGCGCAACGGCGACGGTTTCGCCATTTGAGGGCCATGTTACGGTTTGGATGTCGCGTGGCGATCATACGGCCCCGCCCAGCCATTTCATCACGGATGCGGCCTATGTCGAGGGCACTGCTGAGCATCTTTGGCAGGCATCCGATGCGTGGCGTGGCAATACAATCATTTGGATTCAGCTCAAGGCGGGCGATAGTGGAAAACGGCAAGAGCGATGGCCCTCAGCGCCGCCGCTTGTTGAGGTTGAGGGGCGGTGGTCATTAATCTTTGATCCCCGCAACCCGGCGCATGATCAGAATGATCCTGGCACTTGGGAATGGTCTGAAAACCATGCGCTTTGTGCGATGGATGCCTTGACGCAAAACCCGTTCCGGCCTTATCGGCCCGATCAAATTCACGCCTCATTTTATCAAGATGGGCCTGATGCTTGTGATGTGGTGGTGCCGCTCAAATCGGGTGGCACTGAGGCGCGCTATATTTGCGGCGGCACTGTGGTTTGGTCTGAGGGTGAGATTGAGGATCAGCTCAACCCAATGATGATTTCCGGCGCGGCTGATTTCATCCGCGTTGGTGGCAAGTTGGGATATGCGGCGGGGGTTTACCGTGCCCCGTGGGCGACGGTGACTTATCTCTTGGGTGATGGGTTTGAGTTCCCCGATATGATCGCCGGGGCTGAGCTGATCAATCAACTGCGGGTGACTTACCTTGCGTCTGCGCGCGGCTTTGAGACGGCGGAATTGCTACCATGGGCGATCCCCGGTGCCCTTGAGGCGGATGGCGGGGTGCCTGCCATTAAAACAATGGATTTGCCGTTTTGCCCTTCTGCAACGCAAGCCATGCGGGTGCGCAAGATCACCGGCCTGCGCCTGCGCCGCCAAGAGCGCATAGAGGGCGGCACGCTGCCGCCTGAGGCTTTTGATCTAGTGGGCGGCGCGACTGTCAATATGGCTCTGCCTGCGCCCTATGATGCGCTTGATGGGGTTTATGAAATTGAGGCGATCAATCCCGGCTTGGACCCGATGGGCGAAAGTGGCGAGGTGGCGATGCGGTTGCCCGCGTCTTTGGTCAAGCACGATGCCGCGATTTATGATTGGGCACCGGCCACGGATGAGGAGGATGTGTTTAATGAGGATTATGACGCCTCACGATCCGGCACAAAAGTTCCCGGCTTTATCAGCGTCACAACTGGCGATGCGGTCAATCTAAACACGGGCGGCGCAATCGTTCCCCGTATTCGTTTCTCGTTTGATCCGTCGGCCTCAAGTGTCACGGGTTATGAATGGGAGTACAGGGACAGCGAAGGTCCGGGCGCGGTGTTTGGGTGGTATGAGACGGGCGGTGTGATCGGTCAAGATGTGCGTGATGGGTCTGGCAGGGTGTTTGGCCACCTCACCGGATCGCCCAGCTCCTATTACGGTATCCGGGTTCGCGCCGTTGGTATTAACGGCGCGTCTGATTGGGTTGAGATTGAGGATGTGCGGCCCGTTGTTGACATCGCAATTGACGTTCCAGTTGATGGCGCGGCGGCGGGTGGCGCAGGGACAATTACCGCGAGTTTCCGCACCCCAAATGATGCCGATTTCCGCGCAATAGAAATATTTGGCAGCGATGCCGATGATAGCGGTGCCGCAAGCTTGATCGGCACCGCCATCTATACAAGTCAAAACACAATTGTGAGCGTTACAGAAAGCGGCCTTAGCGCATCTGTTACTCGCTTTTATTTCGCCCGCTCGCGCGGTGAATATGCAAGCGCCTCTGATTTTACATCGAGCGTTTCCGCAATAACTGACTCATAGGAAAAATCATGGCTTTTACACTTCCAACATCCGGCACCAACCTAAAGGTCGCCACTAAGGGCCAGCTTGAAGCTGCTATAAATTCGGCTATTGAGGCCGCCGTGACCCTGCCCCGTGTCACGGCCGCAATAGGCACCGCACCAGTCAAGGGCGCGCCAGTGCGGGCAGATAAGATAGCAATCAAGGACAGCGCAGCCGCAGGGGCGTTGGCGTTGGCTGATCTGGCAAAACTACCTATGACGGATGCGGTGCTGGCCGCTCTGGATGCTTTGGACGCCACTTTTGCCACCACAGCGCAGGGGGCCAAGGCCGACACGGCGGTCCAGCCGGGGGGCGCTGGGGCTGCATCAGATGGCAACCGACCAGGCCGTGCAATGGCCGCGTGGGTGACGGCGACCGCTGGTGCCCCGGGCGCACTGACGGGGCTTGATGGAGATCCCGCGATCACCTCGGGCAGCGTCGCGGGGCTGGGCGAGTGCGCGATCATCACCGCAGCCGACCGGACCATCTCGCGGCGCGAGGCGTTCCCAGTCCACCCGGGCCGCGTCTATCTCGCCTACTTCGTCGCGCGTCGCGTCGTGAACACTGCGGATATTTCCGGCGCAGGGATGCGCTTTGGTCTCGCGCGGTTGGGGGAGGATTACTCCGCCATTGGCAACACCGTTCTTAGCGACCGCACGCCATCTGTGACCACCGGCATCATCCGGGCAGCCTATACCTTCTCGGTGGGTACGCCGCCGCTGGGGAATGTTGATGCGATGCTGGCTGACACCGTTTACGTCCGACAGTATGTCCGGTCGTACGGCGAGGACAAGTCAGACGCAATCGCGCAGATGCAAATCCTTGACGTGACCGAGGCCGCGTCGATTGAGGGCGCGCTTGACGCCGTGGCGCTGTCGCAGGCGGTGCTGTATGCCGAAGCGGCGGCGCAGGCGGCGCTGGATGCCGAAGCGGGGGCTGCGCAGGCGGCGCTGGATGCCGAAGCGGCGGCGGCGCAGGTGGCGCAACGGCGTCCCTTTGTGATGCTCGCCCTCGGCCAGTCCAATATGCGCAGCAACGAGTCCAGCACGGGCGGCGATATGAGCACACCCCTGCCCATCTTCGTTTGGAACGGCAACGAAACCGCAGTAGGCTCGGCCTATACGCAGCCGGTTGTGGGAGAATATCCACTCGACACATACAACGCGGGAGTCGGAGAATACGCCAATAACATGGCCTATGCCGCTGCCCGCCGGGCAAATGAAATGACCGGGCGTCCGGTTTATCTGATCCTCTACGCCAAAGGCGCGCATCCTATTGAGGCATTCATCAAACCTGCGACCCTCACGGCAAACAGTTGGACGCTCGGCGGAACATTCACCGATCTGACAACCTATATGTATCCCGGCATTGCCAATGCGCTGGCGGCAATTCCTGGCTCGCCAGCCGTAGCGGATGCAATGCTCTGGATGCAGGGCGAGGCAAATACTGCGGATACTGCCGCCGTATATCGCAACAAGTTCGTAACCGGCGTTCTGGGCGACCTCTCGGCGGCGGGGCTGATTGAGGGGGAGGAAACGACCATCGTTGCCGGGGCCTTGCTCGACACGCCGTCCAACAAGCCATTCCGGCAGTATCACCGCGAGGTTATGCTCGACAGCCGCAATACATGGCCGACGCTGCGTTACGTCCCTGCGGACAAGCTGCCGGTCGGCTCAGGCGCACACTACACTGGGCGCGGCCTCGTTGTTATGGGCGAGGGCATGGCGGCAGAGGCGCTGTCCGCGATCCACGAGTGCCCCGGCTATACGGTTGACGGATCATGGTCCCCGGTACTGGCAGACGCTGTAACCGCCGGAAACGTCGCCACCGCAACCAGCACGTCGGCGCTTTATAATGCCCGCCGCGAGATGATCTACGACGCTGGCACCATGCGACCATTAGGTATTGGGGGCCTCGTTACAGCGACATGCCGGATTGTTAATATTGACACAACGGGGATGACGCCGGGCAATGCTATTTACTTGCGCGGATTGCCATTCCTACACCGGAATGGAGGGCCGTCCATTGTGTTCTCGGGAGTTGAGGCGGAAAATATCGCGTTTGGCTCGTATCTCACTGTCCGAACTAATATCTTCAGTCCTATTCTGAAATTCCGCAAGAACACCCCGAGCGCGATCCTCGTTGACTTGAAGGTGAGCGACCTGACCAGCGGCACCGCCGATCTTGCGCTGACCATAAGCTATTGGGCGCAGGTCAGTACGTTTGCGGATGGATCGGCCTGACAAGCGCGACGGGGCAAGGCTGGCGCACGCCACCCCGCGCGGCTAACCCAACCCAGTCACGCATTGACCGCACCTCAAACACAAGGACGTCTTATGTCCGGAGATCGCAAACCGCTGCATGAGGTGGTGTGTGTCTGCCTGTTTCTGAGGGACTAATAGGTTGCCGCCATGGTGCCTATTACTGCGAAGCGTGCCGGGCGCGGGTCGTGATCGTCTGGCTGGCCAATACCACTACAAAACCCATAGCTAAAGCCGCTCCAGCGCGCCTCTCGCCGGGCGTGGTGGAGCGGTAACGGCTCGCGCATAGATCGGCTCGCCTTTGTGCGGGCCCTTTTCTTTTGAGGAAATCAAACATGAAATTTGTAGAAAACTGGCGTGTGTTGCTCACCGGCTCTTGGTCGGTGTGGTTGTTTGCTCTGATCGCTTTGATCACCGGAGCTGAGGTGTTGCTTTCGAAATTCGGGCATGACGCTTTGGGGCTTCCGCCTATGGCCTATAATTCGCTTGTGATTTTGGTGGCGGTTGTCGGGCCTCTCGCTCGCATCCTGCAACAGAATATTGGCGATTTTATCAAGGATGAAAGTGGCGCGCTTTTTCTCAGGCAGCGCACCATCGGGATCGCTGCGGCGGGTGCCCTCGCGGCGTCGATTGCCCTTGTAGGGCAGTGGGAAGGTTTACGCACAAAGGCTTATCAGGATGTCGTCGGCGTTTGGACGGTTTGCTATGGCGAAACCAAGGGCATTGAGCGCGGTGATAGCTACACCAAAGCGGAATGTGATCAGATGCTTGAGCGCGAGCTGCACGCCTATGCTGCCGGGCTCGGCAAGTGCCTTAAGGCTGATTTGCCTGAGGGTGCCGCAACGGCGTTTTTGAGTTGGTCCTATAATGTCGGCACCGGCGCGGCCTGCGGTTCAACTTTGGTTCGCCGGGCAAACGCGGGCGATCTCTTTGGGGCCTGCGATGAGCTGTTGCGCTGGAATAGGGCGGGCGGGCGCGTGGTGGCCGGATTGAGCAACCGCCGCAAGGCTGAGCATCGGCTTTGTGTGGACTCGCTGAAATCGGCCGGCATGAGTCGCCCGGCGCGGCAATGATTGGCGCTGCGTTCATCGCCCTGCGCGCCCTGAGCGCCCGCCCTGTAATCCGGCGGGCGTTTTTGTTGGTGGTGTTGGTTCTCGCCCTTGGCGGTGCCGCGCTGGCCTTTGTGGCGCGCGAGCGCGCCGATGCGGCGGCTGAGGTGCGCCGCGAGCTAGACGCGCAGCAAGCGCAAGAGGTGAGAGATGCAATTTTGCGATCCGCGCCGGGGCCTCGCCCTAGCAGCTCTGAGTTTGTTGAGTGCCTGCGGCGAGCCGGGCCGGGCTGTCTTTGACGCAACGGCGGTGCCTGCGCCGCCCTCATATACGGCAGATTTCAAGCGATCCCTTGCGGTTGAAATAGATGCTGCCCCGCGCTCTGCGGTCATTGTCGAGGCCCTAACGGATGCCTCGCAATTTTATGACCAAATCCGGCGCTTGAAAGATCAGAAAAGGCAAGCCCCAAAATGAAAAATAGACGCAAGACCGGGGCGCAGGACCCGGCCCGCGCGCAGCGCCTCAAGGATGCCCTTGAGGCGGCGCTGAGGGATGGCTTTGATCCGTTCCGTGATCCCCGTGGCGGCAAGGGCTCTTGCGTGCCTGAGGCGGCGCGCCGGGTGTCTCTCACCGGCTATGAAACAACTGAGCGCATGGTGCGCGCCTTTCTCAAGACGCAAGCCGCCGCTGAGGCGCGCGGCGATGATCATTTCATGCCCGATTGGGGCCTTTTCGCCCGGCCCGGCGCGCCCGCCGCCGCGATCCGGCGCGGCGAGGTGCGGCGCTGGATTTTAACCGCCGCCCAAGATGATACCGATGTGCATTTGCGGTTTTGGTCAAACCTGCAAGCCTATGCCCGGCACGTTGGCGCTGAGGTTGTTGTTGGCGGCTTCACTTACAATCACGCGCTCTATACCGACCATCAAACCCGCACCGCGCAGTTTGCGCGCGAGGTGCTGCCGCATCTGCGCTTTGAGCCGATGGATTGCGGGCCGGTGGTGTTCTGCGCTGAAATGAATACCCTGCCAACGGCGGTGCGCCCGCTGAGCGGTCTGACAACCTATGCTCAGGGCCGCACGGCGGTCTTTCCTCACGCCAAGCTTGCGTTTGAAAGCGTGCCTGCGATGCCCGGCAAGTTCGTGCCATCGGTCATGACAACGGGCGCTTGCACGGTGCCAAACTATGTGAAGAAAAAGGCCGGGCTCAAGGCTGAGTTTCATCACGTCTTGGGTGCCACGCTTGTTGAGGCAGATGATACGGGCGGCGCATGGTGTCGGCAGATTTCGGCAACCGCTGATGGCGCATTTCAAGACCTTGATACCATCGTGCGCGCCGGGCGGATCAGCTCGGGCAACCGCGTCAAGGCGATCACCTTTGGCGACATTCACATCCCAAGCCTCGGGCCTGATGTCTTTGAAGCGTTATGGGGGCGACATGAGGCGAGCCTGATGGATGCCTTGCGGCCTGAGTACCAATTTATTCACGATCTGATGTCATTTGAAATGGCGTCCCGGCATGTTGATGGTGATCCGATCCATCGCGCCCGGATGAATGCCGCCGGTCATTCCGGGATCCGCTGGCAAGTGCGTGAGGGTGCAAAGTTCCTGCGCGCGCTTGAGCGCGAAACCTGCCGCACGGTGATGATTGAAAGCAATCATGATGATCGGCTCATGCAGTGGGCGCGGCGTGATGCTGACCGGATGGATACGCCAAACGCAGAATATTGGCATGAGTGCAATCTTGCCCTGTTGCGGTCGATCCGCGAGGGCTCTGAGGGGTTCAACCTTTGCCGTTGGGCCCTCAAGAATGAGGATGCTCGCGAGCTTGAGGGCATTGATTTTGTGCCAATGGGCGGCTCATTTGTGATCTGCCAAGATAGCGGCGGCATTGAGTGCGGGATGCACGGGCATCAGGGCCCCAACGGCTCGCGCGGCACTGCGGTTGGGCTTTCCAAGATGGGCACGCGCCTCACGATTGCTGACAAGCACTCGCCGCAAATTCTGGACGGGGTTTATATCGCCGGGATGTCGGGCGATCTTGATCAGGGCTATAATAACAGCCCGTCGAGCTGGCAGCGATCACACGTTGTTGCCTATGCCAACGGCAAGCGCACGCTGATCACGCAAACGCCTGATGCGCGCTGGCGCGCCTGAGCGCGCACCTCTCTCTCAATTATTGAAACTTGAAAGGATGGCCCCATGAGCCTGATGATTTACGCGCGGCAGGCGGTGTGCGCCATGCTTGCGCGCAAATGGTACGCTTGGGCCTTACGGCTCGCGTTGCGCGCCCTCTCCGTGATCTGTCCCGGTGTGGCGGGGCCTGCGCCTGCCCGCGCACCCTCGCCTTGGCTCGCGGGATCAACGCACCGTTGGCATACCAACCCGATCTATGCGGCAACGCGGGATCGGGTTGATGGTCACTCTGCACGGGTGGCGGTCCTTATTTTGCAATTTATGCCTGATGCCCCGGTTGAGCTGTTGCGCGCCGCGATCACGCATGACTTGGGCGAGAATGCGGTTGGCGATCTCGCATCGCCGGTCAAGTGGCGCAACCCCGCCCTCTATGCCGCGCTTGCTGCGCTTGAGGCTGAGGCCCTGAGCGAAATGGGCCTGCGCTTTCCGGCATTGCGCGCGGATCACGCCGCCTTGCTGAGCTTGTGCGATGGGCTTGATGCCTATCTTTGGGCGGTCACGCATTGCCCTCAACACGTTGCGGCTCGCGATGATTGGCGGGCCATGTTTGCGCGCCTGCGCGCCGCTGCCGTGCGCTTGGGGCATCGCGCGAAATTTGATGAGATTGTTGCGGGGGTTTGTGGTGGAAAATTCTGAGCTGAGCCTTGCCGGTGCCTGTCGGCTGTTGATCATCGGGCACGGGCGGCACGGCAAGGATAGCGTTGGCGATTTGCTGCGCGCGCGCCACGGCTTGCGCAGCGTGTCAAGCTCTGAGTTTGCCGCGCAGCACTCGGTTTTTCCGCTTGTCGCTGATCTCTATCCCGATTGGCGCGCGGCCTATGAGGATCGCCACGCGCACCGCGATCTCTGGTTTCACGCGATCCGGGCCTATAACCTGCGCCCCGGCCCGATGCTTGCTGAGCAAATCCTTGAGGCGCATGACATTTACACCGGGATGCGCTCGCGGGCTGAATTTGAGCGATCACGCGCGCTTTTTGATCTTGTGGTTTGGGTGGATGCCTCGGATCGCCTGCCGCCTGAGCCCGGCGGCTCAATGGAATTGTGCGCCGGTGATGCGGATTGGGTGATTGATAACAACGGCGCGGCGGATGCTCTGCCCGGCGAGGTGGCGGCGCTGATCGCTGAAATCCGTGAGCGCCTGATGCTGTCTGATGCTTTCGCGCGGCATGGATGAGCGCGATCATTTGAGCTGAGCCCGGAACAGGGCCGGAACAGACTGCACGGATTTTGCACGGATTTTGCGTGCAATTGGCAGCACTTCACACGCAAATGCGGTCAAACGCATTTAAAGGTGCGGCGCGGGGCACCCTGAAAACCGGCTTTAAAGTCTTTGTTTTCAAGGGTGTTGGGTGGTGACCCCGAGTGGATTCGAACCACTAACCTGCCCCTTAGGAGGGGAGTTTGATTGTGTCGTTATTTCCTTAAAAATCAATAACCTGCACTGTTTTCGGCAGCTCACTGCACGGATTTTGCACGGATTGTCTCGTGCGCCGCTCTTGGGCTCGGGGGTGGCGGCTCAAGCCGCCGCCCCCGCAATGTATTCCTCAACGTCTATCTGCGCTGTGTTGCTCTTGGCCTCTTTGACGCTGAGGCCAAGAGCCTGCGCGATCTGATCGGGCTTCATGTATCCGCTCAACATCGCGGCGGCGTCCTCAGGCTCAGCGGTTGAGGGGATCATTGGCAAGCTGCAATCGGCGCAATGGATGCGCAGCTCTGGCTTGCCCCAAGCGTTTGAGCTGCATCCAACGCAGGTGAATTTCGCGCGCGTGGACGGCTTGGCTTCTTTGGGCGGCGGCGTTGTGTCAATGGAAAGCCAAGGTATCGAAAAGCCGCTATCAATCAGCTCGGCAAGTCCGGCCTCAAACGCCCCGCCGGGCTCAATGAAATCTGCCATTTGCTGCCCGGTGCGCTTGCCGCCCGGCGCGCCGGTGTTCGATGGCGTGAGGCCGATCTTGTCCATCATCGCACCCCATTCTTTGTTGTGGTATCCGTTGCGCGAGGGCTTGCCAAAATGGTGTTGCTCAAGGTGGCACATTTCATGCGCGAGCGTTTGCATGTTCTCTTGCAGGCCCGCGCTCATCATCTGATTGGGATTGATGGCGATCTCATCGGCGGCATAATCATTGACGGTTTGGCTTTGCCAGATTTCCGCGTGAAAGTGCCCGCCCCGGGTTGGCTTGCTGCGCTGCATCACAAAAAGGCAAGGCATCAACCGGCCCCCAAATAGCCGCTCATTGAAAAAATCATAGGCGGCATCAAGCGCGCCATAGGTTTCTGCGGTTGGCGTTTCGGGCAGGTTGTGGCCGGTGCTGGTCATGGGTGCGATCCTTTGCGTTGGCGGGCGCTGCGCCCGGCTTCCGCAATCCTTATCTAACCTTTAAGGGTGACATTCAACTAATCTGTTTTGCACAATACAAAAAAGATGAGGGTGCTGCGGCGCGCTCTGGCACTTAAACCGGGGCGCTGCCCTGGCGTGAAAGGAAAAACAACGTGCCCGATCATTCCCCGGCGGATGTCCAAATTCTTGCCGTCCTCGCCAAGCTGCAAGCCGCTCTTGGTGCCGATTATGCCAAGCTTGAGCCCGATGAGATTGAAAAAATTCGCGCGATCCTCAGCCACAGTGAGACGCTGGTTTGCATCGCGCGCTATGAGGAAGCTAAGGGCCTGTTTTGGGCGCACTGGCGCGGCCTCATCCTTGGTGCCGGTGCCGTTCTGTCGGTGCTTGTCTTGTTCTGGAATAACTTCGAACGGCTTTTAAGGTCGGTCGGAAAGCTGTTGCAATGATCCGGCTCCGCCATCCCTGCCGCCCAAAGATGCGGCGGCGCGATCATTTGAGCGCGCTGATCATCATGGCCTGCCTTGCGGGCCATGTGTTGCCTGATTGGCATGGCGCGACTCACCGGCGAGCTGAGCGCTCCGTCGCGCCATGCCCGTCACCTGCGGCGGCGGGCATGGCGCGCCCCGCAATCGGGTGACAACAAAAAGGCCCCGGCGCTGATCTCGCCGGGGCCTCTCTTGACGCTCGCGCCGGTGCGGATACTCAGGCGGCGCGGGCCTGAGCGCAATTGATGGCGTGATCGGACCATTGCGCCGCCATCGCCTGAGCTGCGCCGGGAAAAAATCGGCTGCGCTCGCGCCAACGGTCTGCGCCGGGGCTGGCCTTGTGAACACTATCGCGCGCGGTTGATCCGTCAAGCGTTCCGGTGTGGATCAGTGCGGGCAGGTTGCGTAGCCAAAGCAGGGTGCGTTTTTTCTCATTGTCGGGGCCGTCCTCATCCGTGCCGAAATGCCAAGGTTGAAAGCTGTCGGCGTGCGGCTTGAAATTCTTGATCCGGGCTTTCGCGTGGCGGTGCATCACCGGGTTTTCAATCGCTATGTGTGGAATGTGCGGCACGTTCCAGCAATCGGAAAACAGCGCGGCACCGGCCTCAAGGTGCCGCCAGATCATTTCCAGTTTTGCGGCGCGCGAAAGGGTTGGCCAAATCTCGGCCTCGCTGGCGGTGCAATCGGCGGGCGGGTTCTTTGGTGGTTCGTTGAGCCATCGCACGCCGGAATTGCAGAGCCGGGTGCATGGCGGGTGCATTACTGCAACTATATCCCATTCTTGCCATAGCATCACCTCGCGCACGTCTCCAATGATGTGCCGGTTGCTTGGGGTTTCACCGGGCAACAGGTCGCACGACCAAGCGTCATGCCCAAGGGCTGCAAAGGCATCGCGCACAACGCCGGATTGTTCGCAGCCAATCAAAACTTTCAATTCCATTTTCGCCCTTTCGGCCAATTGTTTCGCGGCGGCGGCTTAAGCCGCCGCCTTTGCTGCGGTGTAAAGGGGATGGCCGGGCATCAGGCGGATGCAATCGGCCTCAAAGTAATCCTCGCGGCTGTCGCTGTTGTTTTCGATCTCAAGCGCCTCGCGGAAACCGGCGGGGAAAGTGCCGCGCTTGCAGCGCACCTTGATCATCTCGGCGGGCACGCCCGCGATCCAAGGGCCCGCCGAGATCTGGATGCCTGCGCGCGCGCCGTTGACGGTGAGAAATTTTGCGGAAAGTTTGATGCGGTTGGTCATGGTTTGAACCTCAGGTTGCAGGGCGGTGCGCCCGGCGTCTGGTGATCTTGTCTCACATTAAAATGTGAGACACAATATTAAAAGGTGAGTGCCGGGTAAATTAATCGCCCGGAACTTTGGTTCGGTGGGCGCGTGATCTGAACAACCTGGCATCGCGGATGCCTTAGGTGATCACCTCGCGCAAGGCGGCGGCACTATCGCTCAGGATTGCCGCAACGGCGTCAAGTGTGGCGGCGGCGTCCGCGATTGCCATGCCCGCCTCGCTGAGCTGATCAGCCTCGCTGAGCTGGTCATAGAACAGGTGCTTACTGTCCGCGATTGCGCTCAGCTCGCTTGAGATCGGCGTGAGCCCAATGGCGCAAAGCCGGATCATGTATTTTGCGCTCGCGGTCATGCGGCACCCTTGAGGCGATAAAGGGCATCATCCATCCGGGTTGCCATCACCGCCATCGCGGCGGCGAGATCGCTGAGCGGCGCATTTACCGCCGCATCCCGAATGATCGCCCAAGCCGGGGCGTTGCTGTCTGCCGCCCAAGCGCCGCCGCGCCCCTCAGCGGCCTTGCGCGGCGTTTCGCGCGGCAGCATCATCCCGCCCGCCTCAGGGCGCTCAGCGGGCGGCTCTGGCGCGTCTTGCACGACATCAGGCCCGACGATCACCGCGATCTCGCTTTGCGTCAACGTGGGCGCAAGGGGCAACGCCCCCATGAGGCGCAGCATTTCAACCACAGGCGCGCAAATGTGCGCGATCTCATCCGGGGTGGCCTTGTTGCTCGCGGCGGATTTCTCAACGTGCGCCAAGGCCTCAACGATCTTGAGCGCGCGGCCTCGGTTGGTGGGATTGTCAAATGCCATGTTGTTCACCTTCCCTCTCAGCCCTTTTCAGTTGCGCCCGCACTTTATTGACTTGCGCAAGTGCTTTCCCTACCGGCGGATTTATGGTCGCGAATAGGCTGCGCAAACCGGCCTCGTATGGCTTCATGTAGGTTGTGCCTAGTTGCTGGTAAAAAACCTTTAGGAACGGCTCTATGCCGTACCCGATCATTGCGTCGAGCGCGCGCAGCTCACTTTCATTAAAAGCGATGATTGCGGTTGCTTCTATTTTCGTGGTGGTGGTGAATTGTGCCAATTTTCTTGTCTTTCAGTTTGGGCCGGGGCGCTTTTGCGTTTCATCTGCCGTGATGGCGATGGGTTATTTGGACTGCGCCGCGCGGCGGGCGGCATAGACCTGTTGGATAATGTGTAGGGGGATTTCGCCTTCGTTCGCTTCGTCGGCTTCCTCCATCCTCTCCACTGCCTCAATTAGCGGGGCGATTTTCCTTAGGTTCGCGGGCGGTATCCAGCGGCGCAGCACGCCTTCTCGATCTTCGGCGTAAAATACGGGGTCTGCCATATCGGCCTCCTGTGGGTTGTTTGGGTTGCTGTCTCATATTAAAGAGTGATTAAACACCTTTAAAGGTGTTAATGGCATGTACAAGCCCGCGCCGCGATCCGGGACTTATGCGCGCTCGCGCTCTATGTCCTCAAGAAACTCACCATCATCGTGCGTCGGTTCGGCGGATGAGCCGCTGCCCTGATCCCTGCCCTCGCTGATTAGGGGCGCATCCTCAGGCTTAAACCCAAGAGCCTCGCCAAGATCGGCAAACATCGCATGGGCGTTCACCGGGCGATCACAGCGCCAAACGCCCGCCCGCCATATGGCACGCGCTATGACGCGCAGGGCGCGGCCATCATGCACGACGCTTTCCGTGGTGCCGATGCCAGCACCAAACATCGCCTTGCACCGGCTTTGGGCTGACTGCAAAACCCGCTCTTGTGCCGCCACCTCGCTTGGGAAATCGCGCCCGATCAGGATTGCTGCGCCGGGCAGGTATGACATCCCAAGCCATGCCCCCGCCTCATTGGATGGTTGGACCGCGCCAATGATGGTGCGCCCAAGAAAAAGCTGACGCCCGATCCATGCTGCCCCGCTCAAGGTGTTCGCCTTTGTTCTGCAAGTGCCGCATCGCGCCGCCGCATGTTTTCGCGGTGAGTGACCAGCTCAAGGTGATCGGGGTTAACGCAAAGACGGTTGCGGCACTTGTGATCAATTTGCTTGCGCGGTGGGATCATCCCGTTCTCATTGATCCATGCCGCCCGGTGCGCCGCCACAGTCGCGCCATCAAGGCACATGCGTGGATAGTTCCCGCCCTTGCCTGAGCCTGAGGTGCCGCCAGTCCAAATCGCGCACCCCGTTTCAGGGTGCGCGATTGAATACGCGGCGAGCTTGTCGCGGATGGCCTGCCGCCGCCCGGCGGCAGGCCATCGCAAGGCCCGGATGCGCTGCGCGCGCGTGGGTGTCGGTTTGTAGCTCTCAAGCGGGCCTAGGTGCCAATCCTCAAGGCGTGGCGGCAAGTCTGCATTGTCACCGATAGTGAGGCGCGGCGCGCCCGGCTTGTTGCTTTTGTCTGCTGTCATTTTTCTTTCCTTTCGGGGCGATCTAAACATTTAAAGGTGACGCGTGGCCAAAAGAAATGCGGGCCTCTCGCCCGTATCTATGCGCCACTCAAAGTCTATGAGCGGCGGGCTCATAGTTTGCCACTGTTGTGCGCGAGGCGCAGCGGCGGCACGGTGAGCGCATCCAAGCGCCCGGCGGTGCGGAAATCCCACCCATGCGCAAGCAACCGCGCCGCGAGATCATCGGGGGCGATCTTGCGATATATGTTGGCGACATCGGCACTTGACCATCCGCCCAAATCCAAGAGCGCGCCAAAGTCGCGGTTTTGCGCATAGTGCCATGTTGCCCAAGTGTGGCGCAGGGTGTGGGGCGTCACCTTGTCGGGCCCGGCGCTGGCTAGTCCGGCGGCATCGCGCGCCCGGTTGAATGCTGTTTTGATTGACGCGCTGTCGCGCTTACCACTCGCGGTGATCCGCCCGGTTTCATATGGCCTGCCGTGATTGTCGGTGAATACGCTGCCAATCGTCGGCAGCTCGCGGCTCAGGATCATCCGCCCGGCGCGCGCGGGAAAGCGCACCATCCGGGGTTGCCCGTTCTTGGTGCGGTCAAGCATGGCCTGCCCGGTGCTGATGTAAAGCGTTGAGGCTTGCAGGCTCAGGGTTTCGCTTGCTCGCGCGCCGGTGCCGATCATAAAGCCAATGATCTGCGTGAGGTGCGGCGTCATGTGCGCGG